TCAGGCGTGTCCAGTTGTTAGCCTTATATATTGCTAGCTCGAAAGCGTCAGCCTTAAGCATTTTAATCTCTGGTCGTGTTGGGTCGGTGCGGTCATCGAAAATATCGTTTCTGTCTTCCTCTTTGAAAATGTCGAATAACTTTTCTTGCAAATCATCGTCTTCAAGAGCGCGAAGTATCTCTTCAGTTACATCAAATGTAAGCTCAGCCGCTACGCACTCTAGCCTATCATTCCAATATATGTAAGGACGGGGACCGCCAAAGTCGTCAGATTGAATAGAAACGCCCGCAAGTTCAACCTGCAAAGAAATCGGATTTGACCGAAACTGATCGTCTAAATCGTTGACTTCACTGGAAAAATCTTCAAAAGCTTTTTCAAAACCACCGGCAAAATTAATGCCTGTCTCCCTTGCGAGATATTGCCCAAGCTCCTCAAAGCCCTCGGGATCATTCGAGTGCTCACCCGACTCTTGCAGCTCGGTGGCATCCATAATGCGAACAAACTTTTGTATGTATGGCCAAAGTACTTCGGGTGGGCAACTGTTGCTTCTGCCCTTGATTTGATAAATTACTTGCTCTTGTGAATTGTATGAGATTGTAACATAGGACTTGGAGTCTCTACTGCCTTTACTCTTCTTGCGAAGAGAATAAAGGGTGCCCCTACTATCAGAGCCGCAGTGGCCCATTCTGCCGCCTTCGATGTTGCACTGGTACACATCAAGGTCATACCAATATGAACCGTCTGAGAAAGTATGTATAATCTGTTCAGGGTCTTCCTTGGACTGTTGATATTTGTAACACTCTTCCTCGGCGTCGTCCCAATCGGTGGGCGGGATTGACTTAATCATCGTATAGTTGTTTGGATTCTCGTTGAGCGTAACGATGACATTTGATATTCGACTGGCAAGCCATTGCCATGCACCTAGCTCAAGGTCGTCAAAAGCAGACAGCACAGCGCTTACCACCCCATCTGAGATTTTTGCTTTTCGTGCATTCTTTATGAATGTACGACGGGCTTTGGCCCAATTTCCCCAAGGTCTGCGTTTATAAATTTGTATGGCGTTTTCCAAGAATATTGCGTTGCCCGCAAAGGCATCAGACTGGGCGACCCCTTCTAACATTGACATGGCGTCAGCCCACCACTTTGGGTTGCTGCTCCTAAATTGTGCGGGAACCTCAGACTTCCAAGCATTGCCAACCCATACCCTACCTTTTTCAGAGGCTTCGGGCATGTCCGCACGTATAGAGTCTAGTATTGACTCAGGCAAGCCTATGTCTGCTAGGCCCTCCATGAGTGTTTCTTCATTTAATTGTTTGAACCACTTATCAGTTGCAAAAGACATTCTGTTTCTCCTATTACCCAATAAATAGTTATTTCATCTTCATTTGAATAAGTATAATCATCGTGGCGAGCATAAAAGAGAGCATATTCTTTGCCGTGAAGAACGCCTCGCCCATAAAATACCAAAACAGAACAGGCATTACAAGAAAAGAAAGCGAGAAGATGTAGAACCTAGGTCCCCATCCACTTGAGAAAAACTCATACGCGTATTTCACTCCGTATATGAAACAGAGCTGTGCTGGTATTGCAGTGATCAAAGCAACAATTATTGGGTTCTTGTCGGCCCATTCCCATACAAACTGGCCGTAGGATGAGAACCAAGTAACAGTTTGGCCAACAACAAATAAAATTGTTGCCATTATAAGTGCTCTATACATTGTGTAAGATTAGCTCCTCGGCGTTGCTTTCTTTTGTTTCTCTGCCATACTTGTCAACGTAGACCATATCGCCATCGTAGATTCGTTGTAGTTCTTTTGAGGGCTTTGTTAGGATAACATACTTTTTATCTTGCAAGAGCGACAGCACTTGTTTGAGGTCGATGTTTTCTTCTTCCACACCTACGTTAATGCCCTCGGTCAAGAACTCTCTCCTGTACTTGGCGATCTGTAGGAATGATATCTCCGCTGCTTTTTCAGTGCTGGCTACAGCATCACCCAAGCTATCGACACAACGTAGCTCAAAGTTCTCTGGCTTTTCAAACTTCCTCAATCTTGAAAGAGAGATAGGGTTATAATTTTTTGTATCCATCTCGCCCTTTGAAACGTATCCAGTGTCAGAGCAGTTGTTGAGAATGTAAAACAAGCCGGCTCTAACATCTGGACTATCAAACTTGTACCAGTTCTCTTGCAAAATCGAAAAGTCTTTCTCGTCTTTCAGTGGTAACGTGCGAGACGCCACCTGCGCTGCTGCTGTTGGATCCTGAAACAGTGTTCTCCAGACATCAAACAAAGCAGGCTGTGTTGTGTGCGAGATAAAAAAGCGACTGCGATTGCTTAGATATAGCTCAACGTCGCCAGAATAGAAACCAAGGGACGAAACCACGGATCCAACTGGTATTAACTTCTCAACAAGGCCCATGGCCTTGGTATCACCCAGTGGGTTCCTGATCGGGGTCTTCATTGACTAATTCCTTGAATCGGGCTAGCTTGTCTTCTAGGTCCTCATGATTGGTTTGTTCAGGCTCAGGCGGCGCTGTCTTGAATCTGACATATGCCTCAACAATATTCTGTACGTCGCCAAGCATTATATCAACTTGGGCAAGGTTTTGCCGAATTGAGTCAATCTTTTCAAGGCCATCGGTTCCAAGTCTTATGACTGGTGTGCCGCCGGTTGGCATTGACTTGTCAAGCACGCTGACAGCGTTGCCAAACAGCCGATTAATCTCATGTTGTAGATCATCTATCTCTACTGAATATTGAATGTTTACTCTTTGTCCCATATTATCCTCTCAGAAGGTAGTCGCGCCTTAGAAGCGCTGTTTCAACTGTTGACGGGTCACCAATGACCACTATCTCTGTGCCGGTAGTTCCCTTGTCAATAGTAATTTTTGAAAAACGGTGGTCTTTGTTCAGACCCTCAGTGAGAAGACCCTGCTGGTTGAGAGATTTGAGATGATATTCTTCTCTAACCATCACAACGTGTTCTGGATTTATGAACACCTCTCTCAGCGAATATCTACGGCCTGCTGAGACAGCTCCGGTGCCGCAGACCTCTGTCAGTTTAACCAACATTTTGAACCTCCTCTATTATTGGATAAATGTTTTTCATCTTGACAGACCAGACGCCCTCTTTGTAATATACAAAGCCCCAGTGAGGTTCTTTTGGGTCTGTCTCTAGAAATAAAGCTCGAATAGGTTTACTACACTTAATGTAGTCTACATCATCAAAGGTTTGCACACGCCTGCCCTTTAGCAAGGTCGCACCCTGTGGTATATGTACTAGGTCTCCTTGTATCATTGGTCCACCTGTATGATTCCATAGTTCGTAGTAATCAAGGTCCCGGCACAAGAAGCAGCGTTCTGGAGCGCTGACTTGGTTACTCTCACTGGATCTAATATACCACGATTGTACAGGTCTGTCAAGTTGCCTGTTCGGAAATCATAGCCCATGTTGTCGGGCTCGCTAAGTATATGATTTAACAAAAGATCTTCACTCTTGCCGCTGTTCTGGCACATCTGTCGGAAGGGTGCCTCACAAGCCCGCTTAACAATGGCCATGCCAATGGACTGTTCTTCGTGATCCACTGTGATTTCAACGGAGTTGCTTGCGCGAAGCAGGGCAGTGCCACCGCCTCCAATAACTCCCTCTTCTTGTGCAGAGCGGACTGCTTCAAGTGCATCCTCGACCCGGTGTTTCTTCTCTGTCATCTCAACCTGTGTTGCACCACCAACATGGATGACAGCAACGCCAGAAGACAAACGAACAATGCGGCCTTGGATTTCTTCGCAGACTCTGAAGTCATCAGTGTTACTAATCTCTTGCTTTAGGGTCTCGATGCGAGACTCAACGCCTTCAAAGTCACAGTTGCCACCAACAAGGATTGTGCTCACCTTGGTGCTCTCAATCGACTTGGCTGAGCCAAGCTGTGATAACGTTGTTGTTTGAAGCTTCTGGCCTGACTCTCGTGTGATGAACTCTGCACCAGTTGACAGTGCGAGGTCTGATAGCAAGTCACGGCGCTGCTGTCCGTAGAATGGAGCCTTGATGGCTGCAATCTTCAGGGTGCCACGCATGGCATTCATAATCATAGCGGCGAGGGCTTGACCCTCAATGTCTTCAGCGACAATCACAAGTGGCCGTGCCTCTCTTGAGATCATCTCAAGCAGTGGTAGAATCTGCTCTACCTGTGTAATCTTATAGTCTGTGACCAAGATAAGCGGCTCTTCGTAATGCATCACGTTTCTGCGCTCGTCATTCACAAACGCAGAAGCACAATAGCCCGCTCCAAACCTGAATCCTTCCATAACATCAATTGACGTGTCAAGTGAACGGGACTCTTCAATTGTTATAGACCCATCCTGTCCCACCTTATCAACAGCCAAAGCAATAAGATCTCCAATGTTATTATCGTTATTGGCCGAGATAGTAGCGATGTGCTTGATGTCGTCAATGCTTGTAACCGGTCTAGCCATCTCTGATAAGTTGTTACAAATTTCTGAAACTGTTGCATCTATACCTCTTTGTAATTCTATAGGGGATACGCCCGCTGCAATGTGGCGCTGAGCTTCGTTTAGGATAGCTCTCGCAAGAACTGTGGCGGTTGTGGTGCCATCTCCTGCGGTTGTGTTGGTTTCGTTGGCAGCCTGACGAATTACCTGTGCCCCTGCATTCTCAAACTCGTCATCTAGCTGAACAAACTGGGCGACGGTCACGCCGTCTTTGGTGGCGAAGGCAGGCTTGTCTTTCTCTTTGAGAAGCACAGTCCGCCCCTTTGGGCCGAGAGTCGAAGAAACATAATCTGCCAGAGTGTTAGCCCCGGCGAGAATCTTCTTTCGTAGTTCTTCGTTATTAGCGAAGACCATTTTGTTGGTCATCATTCCTCCATATGTTGTTTTTAATATAACCAGTTATTTCCATTTGTCAAGTCTTTATTTGGAAGTTGCATTTTCCTTTTTGGTGTCTCCGTCAGCCGACGTTTCTGTGGGCTCGGACGGGGTGTCAGTGCTCTCTTTAAGTGCCTCATCCATAATTTTAAGAAGCGCTAGCAAACTATCAGACATACCTTACCTCACATTATTTCGTCAGCCAACCCATATCTCACTGCTTCTTCGGCATCAAGATAGATGTTAACCTTTTGACTAAGTAGTTTCTCCAGCTTCTTACGAGTAAACTTTGTGTTCTCAACCATGGCACTGATGTAATCATCCTGAAGCTGCTGGATGGCCTCAAGTTCGTTTGCCAAGGTTGGTAGAGTTCCTATGTTGCCAGCGGAGACATTGTGAATCATCACGCGGCAGTTCTTACCGATTCTGCGCTTACCCTTTGTGCCTGCTGCAAGGAGCAGAGTTCCGGCTGACATGACCTTACCAACACCAACGGTGTGTATGTCAGTCTCTTCTTTGACCTTTTGCATAACATCATACAGGGCGAACATATCATCAGCAGAGCCGCCGTAAGTGTTAATATAAAATTCAATTGGCTTCTTTTTCTTGCCTTCGGGCAATATCCTGTTCACCTCATTCAAGTACAGAATCGCCTGTGTTAGTTCTGCAATCTTCTCATCGCTGACATCTGAGTAGAGGCCAATGACTCTAAGTTCTGGTTCTTCTGGTGGCGAGCCAAGTAACTGTTCAAGCGATACAACCTTCTGATCAGGCTCGGGGTTGGCAGAGGGGGGATCCTGCGGAGAGTTTTGTTTGTTTGGCCCAACGACTAGGTTTAAAATCTTGTTTATAATCCTATTAATCATTATCTTTCTCCTTTGAAAACATAAATGAAGTACTCTTGTTGTTATTTAAGAATCTCTGTGCACCCCACCAATCATCGAAATCAAGTAACTGCTTGAACAAATCAGGGTGTGCCTTTACTAAGTAGGCGATAGAATTATCTTTGTATAGTTGAGTCAACTTATCATGATCTATTTTTGCCTGTTTGTATTCTACATCGTCATAGCTTTTGCCATTATCTCTCAGGGCGGAAAGCTTGTTGATGTGGGCATAGTAAAGGGACTCAAGTCCCTTAGTAATCAGAGTCAAATAAAAAACATGAGACATCTTTATAAGAATAATTGACAGTCTCGTGGATCTATAAAAATAAGTCATTGAGCAAGTCATCCAGCCTAATAGGAAGCTGCACACCGCAATCAATATTGTTAAGGACAACCTACCTCCAAAAAAATAATCATCTAGTATGGTTACCTAGATGATTATTATAACGGCTCAGGAGAACTTTGTCAAGCTATTTCTTTGAGGCGAGTCTACGGAAGATTCTTTCGGCTAGCTTGTTGGCCAAATCTTCTTGCTTCTTTTCCCTGATGAGACGGGCAGACACGCGGCTCACGACTTCTGCAACGATATCATCTTCTTCCATCATATCGCGCATGCCGGGAACGTCGTCGTCCATATCCATATCATCATCGCCTGCGGGAGCGTCCATGGCACCTTCTAGATCACCACCTTCATCGCCCATGGCTTCACCACCCATGTCTTCTGCGTCGTCACCAACTTGAACATCTGCGTCGAGGCCGAGAAGATCCGCTAGCTTGTCTACGATATCAGCAAACTGCTCTTCTCTTCCTTCGCCACCACCGGCGCCCATATCCATGCCCATGTCATCGCCGCCAGCATCCATATCCATATCATCATCGGCGTCCATATCCATGTCCATTTCCATGTCTTCTTCTTCTTCACGCATGTCGCGCATGCCGGGTGGGTCATCATCATCGTCGTGCTCTTCTTCCCGCATGTCTCTCATGCCGGGAGGATCATCGTCTTCGTCCTCACCTTCGCGCATATCACGCATTCCGGGAGGATCATCATCTTCATCTTCACCCTCTCTCATGTCACGCATTCCGGGCGGATCGTCATCTTCGTCCTCTCCCTCACGCATGTCACGCATGCCGGGTGCATCGTCGTCCTCGTCATCATCACGCATACCGGGAACGGGTAATTTTCCACCCATTTCCTGAAGAGGCTTGATGTTTGCCAACTTCATAAACTGGCGGACTTCCGATTCTGTTAGTAATGTTTTGCGAGCCATAGTAATAATCTCCTTAAAAAACTCAAAATTAAATAGTATTATAATTCTGAAAGACGCATTTAAAAAATGTCAGAATTAGTTTTCCTTATCTTAAATAGTGCCTTATCTTGTATTTGTTTTATGCGAGCAAAAGAAATTCCTTCTCTTTTTGCTATTTCTCTCAAGGTCAGCTCGCCGTTTTCGTAAATTGAAATCAATGAACAATTGTATTCTTCTTCATAGTCAATGCTGAATCTACATGTGGATGCTTGGCATGGCTGCTTGTCTTTGATACATTGATGAGCACACACCAATAATTTTTTTTGTTTCATAATTCAGGGAACTCCTCAGCAATCAAATCAAACAGCTTTTCTTTATCGAGATCGTCAAGCAACCCGTAATCTTCTACGACCTCTTGGCCTTTAGACCTCAGTCTCTTCGACTTTGAAAATCTATTTCGATTTAGAAGCTTGTGCTCCAGAACGTAGTTGTCCAGAAAAGACATCATGTCTGGGTCATTTTCAATCAAGCCATCAATAACTGCACGGAAAAACTGTGACGCCGGCAAGTTAGTGCTTCTAAGTTTGATAAGCAACCGGGCATGGTCGTCGTCGGTGACACTGAAGCGTATTGATTTGAGGTTTTTGCCGTATTCTTCCTTGTCCATTACCATGACCTAGTTTGTATATGTGTCTTGCTCTCGCCAAGACCAGAACTAGTTTGTCTAATCCAGCGGGCTTTAGCTCTAAGCTCTTGCATGTTACGTGCGCCTGAGTACGAGAGACCTGAACGGATTCCGCGCTCTAAGTCTGCAAGTATTTCGCCTACTCTTCCGCGGTAAGGAACAGTAGAAGATACGCCTTCAAAAGAGGAGTACTTTCCACGCCATTTAACCTGTGCTTCTTTAGAAGCCATTCCACGATAAGTTTTGTATTTAAGTCCTTCTGCATTGGTAAATACCTCTCCGGGTGATTCTACTGTGCCTGCCAGCAATGAGCCAAGCATAACGGCATCTGCGCCCGCGGCCAAGGCTTTGACAATATCGCCAGAGTTACGGATGCCGCCATCTGCAATAATTGCAACATCTCTGTCTGTTTTGGAACAGTCTATGATAGTTTGCAGACCCGGTAACCCATGGCCTGTCTGAACCCGCGTGGAGCATATAGAACCACCGCCAATGTTGCAACGAACAGAGTTAGCTCCCCAGTCTGATAGGTCATTAATTCCTTCAAGTGTGGCGAC